TTCATTCCCCCCTCGCTTCCTGCGGCGGTCCGCCGCCCTCATCCCACGATAATGATTCTCTTGCCCCAGGGCGCCGGCTCCGGCACGTTGTAGATCAGCGCCCAGGCATGAACCAGGCCGGGAAGATTCATGGACGGGAATAACTGCCAAAGCCCCGATGCTATCCGCCTCAATCCGAACACATCCAACCCTTCGGCGCTGCCCTCCGGCCCGTTTTCAGAAACCCGTACCTTGAGCACCGTGTCCGGAGTAAAGCGAATGATGAGAGATCCCTCGCCCTCCGTGCTACAGGCGAGGTCTTCCCCTTCATAGCCGACCAGCGTCAGCACGTAGCGGAGGAACATTTGACCAATTGGGAGGGTCACGTCACCGAACTGTTCCTCCGCGCCATCACACCAGTCCATAAATTCCGTGATAGTTCTCATGCTCGCGCCTCCTCTCTTGGCGGAGCCTCTGGTTGCAGCCGAAACACGATGCCGCGCCGGTGAAGTTCACTCTTTGAAAGCACGTCACATTCCCCATTGAAATCACGCCCTATCCACTCGAGCTGCACGCAGCCTCCTGCCAGCTCCCACACGACGGCAAGGGCGGCTACGGCCTGCTGATGGATCGGCACGTACAGCCCTCCGTGGACTTTCCACTTTCGCTTGAGCTGCATGATGACCAGCTTTGAATCCCCCCGGATGATGACCGGCCCCCGCAGGCCCGCCCGCTGACGCCGTCCGATCTCGCGCAGCAGTTTGAGCGCCGCCGTGTACTCACCGACGTTGTTTGAAGTCTCCGGTGACGCCGGAACGTAGCCGCTCATGCTCCACACTGGCTGCCCGTCCAGCTTCAACAGACAGCCCCACCCGATATGCCCGCCCGGATTGACCGGCTCGCAGGCCGCGTCGAACCACCCCTCGGCAAGCGCCATTGCCCCCCCTCGCTGATTTATTTCTTGGTCTTCCGTCCCGTCTTCTTCTTCTCTTTCCCTTTCAGCCCGGGCTGCGCAGCCGGCTCTTCAGGTGCTTCGGGTGCGCTCCCTTCCTCATCGATGATCCGCTGATTGCGCGCATCCTGGGATTCCGGCGCAGCCTCTTCCAGCGGGAGCTCGCCTTGCAACTGTTCGAGCTGCATGAGCAGATCATCCCCGAAGTTCTTGACCGCCCAGGCGCCCGCATCATCGAGCGGAATGGTGAAGGTAAATTCCAGCTCGACGCCCGTCCCCCGATCTCTCTTGATCGTCCCGGCCTGGGTTGCCGTCTCGCGGTTGAGCGTGAATCCTGTCAGCTCTTTCGGGTTGAACAGCCGAACCGACCCCGTGCCCGAGCCCGCCTGAAACTGCACGCGGATGTTGACCAGCTTCTGCTCCGTGGTGATGGCATCCAGCGCCGTGTCTTCGGTCATCAGCTTGTATGCCTGGAGCAGCGGAGGCTTCAGGCTTGCCTTCCCGTCCAGCTTCATCGTGAGAACGAGCGTGGCCCACTTGCCCCCCTCGGAATCCGTCTTGAGCCGGACCTTTCCCAACCTCACATTGAGTTGCGTGTTCATCGCGAGCATAATTTCCTCCTCAGGTCCGGCCGCCTTCTAACGATCAGGCCCGGCAGCCGCGGCCTTCGCATCGTAATCAAACCCCGCTACCGCCCTATTCTCGAACTTGACGTAGGGCCGCAGGAACATCAACGTCGCGTCGCCCACTGGCCCATTACGCTGCTTCGCGATGTTGACCCCAATCTCTACCCCTTCGGTTATTCCAAGCTCTTCGTCCTCCGGCTCTCCCCGGAAAGCTTTGGGTGGGAAACGGAAAAGAAAGATCACCGTATGCGCGTCCTGCTCAATCGCTCCCGACTCGCGCAGATCAGAGAGCATGGGCTTCGGCCCGCGCCGCTGCTCGGGAGGGCGGGAGAGTTGAGAGATCGCCACGACGGGACGCTTCAGCTCTCGCGCCATATTGAGAAGGCCATGCGAGACGTTGGAAACTTCCTGCGTCCGGTTCTCGCCTGTCCCCCTAATCAGTTGCAGATAGTCCGCAATGATCAGCGCCACGTCATGCTCCGCCACCAGCCGGCGCGCCTTCGCCCGCATCTCCATGATCGATATGCCGGGCGTATCGTCGATATAAATCCGGGCCTCCGCCAGCCGCCCGAGCGCTGCCGTCATCCTGCCCCAGTCATCTTTTGATGCAAAGCCTGTCCGCAGCTTATGACTATCTACCTGTGCCTCCGAGCAAAGCATGCGCAGGACCAACTCCGAACGCGCCATCTCCAGGGAGAAAATCCCGACGCCCTTTTGCTGTTTCATCGCGACGTGCGCAGCGACATTCAGCGCCCAGGCCGTCTTGCCCACTGAGGGCCGGGCCGCCACTACGATGAACTCCTGATTGCGCAGGCAGCCGAGCATCCCGTCCAGGTCGATAAAGCCCGTTTCAACCCCGTCCCCCGTCCCGCCCCGCTCAAATATCCGATCAATCGTCCCGAAGCTTTGCTGCATGGCCTGGCGCAGGGTAACGAAGCCGGTGCTGACTCGCTCCTCGGCCAGCTCGAAGAATTGCTGCTGCCCCATTTCGATAAGCGTCTTGGAGTCATCAGCCCCTTCCAGGGCTCGGGCCATCAGGTTGCTTGCAACATGGATGGCACGCCGTAGCGTGGACTTCTCTTTCACGATCCGGCTGTACTCCCCCACCGCCGCCGTCGTCCCAATGGGCACCCCGTCCGTCAGGCTGGCAATGTACCCGGCTCCCCCGGCCTTCTCCAGACAGCCATCCCGCGACAGAACTTCCCCCAGGGTTACGAAGTCAATTGCCTGGCCCAGCTCCCCGAGGTCAATCATGCGCTGAAAGAGCAGCCCATGCGCCTCCCGGTAGAAGTCTTCGGGAGCCACGCCCAACTCCAAAGCGATATCGAGCGCCCCTAAGTCCAATATAACGGACCCAAGGAGCGCCCTTTCTGCTTCAGCATTGTTCGGCATCGTGCGTTGCTCATCCGGTGCCGGCGCTTGTTTATGGGGTTTTGGGCTTGCCATCGCTGGCCGGGCCGTCCATCCCGGCACGTCGCGCTTCTGCTGCGGCGTTCTCCCTCTCATACTGCGCGAAAATCTTCTTCGCGGTTGGTGTCCGTGACATCATCAGAGGAAGTGAAGTAATCCGGCTTTCATCTTCTACGGTCTGCCGAATGTCCGCCACCGTTGGAAAGAATTTCCCCCGCTGTAAATACTCCTCACAAGCACTTTCAAAGGCTGCCACACTAAGATCCCCCAGCGCCTTCAGCCAGATATCAGGAAGCATCTCCCCGATCGTCTGATTGTGGAAGTTTTGGGAAAAGATCGCCTGCCACCGGTTGATGACGCGCAAGTGCAGCTTCAAAGACTTTGGTGTTATGCTCACTGGCCTGCTGAGCTTTGTTTTTGAATCCATATCCGCCCTTCCTCTGCTTCTGAAAGTGTTTCCAGGTTCGGACTGCCGCCTTCCAGCTTTTCATTTGCGTGCGCTGCCCGCTTGGAATCCAACCCCTCGTTTCATGGTGATCGATAAATGCCTTGGCTTCCGCCTCCGGATTTTCCACCCCTTGCTCTACCATGTAGGTGCTCACTTCCTCTTCTGTGGGGGGTGCAAAGTTCTTCAGTAAGGGCTTACTAAGAGAAGTACTTGACGGTTCATTTGGTTCATTACGGTTCGGGTGCAATTTCTGGCGCAAATCTGTGCCAGGAATTGCATATGCAGGAACCTGCACCCCCCCTATATCTGTTGATTCCATAAGCATTAAGGGTAAGGAGTAGATGTTTGTTCCGTGGGGTCCAGCTCCCTTCTCAATTTTGAGCTCCCCCGTCAGACGGAGGGAATCCACGATATCCATAACCCTCCTTGGCTTCAGCCGGGATTCAAAGGCAAGGCGTTCATAACTTGGGAAACTATTGGTGCCATCGGAGTGGGCATGATTGGCAATCATGAGAAGAACCACGAAGTTACTACCTCTTTGCCGGGATTTTTCGATGACCCAACTTAGAGCCTGAACGCTCATCTGTTCCGTCCCTCCAATCAGGGCAGGGTAGCCGGGGTGATTGGCCCCCGGCTCCCCTCTGGCCACGTCTCCGGTCGGGCGACCTTTGACGCAACCGAACTTTACTAAAAGTCGAAAGTCGCCGCAAGCACTTTCAGCAATAAAAGAATTCTTTTTTCGCGCGCTCACTTTTGGCATTTATGGTCTCGCAGGACATCCCGTACGGCTTGACTTCTCCATTCCTTCAACTCAGGCTGCTCCATGACGTAGCGCACCAGGGCCGTGAAGACTTCGGCCTCGAGGAAGATCGTGTTGCTTGGATCATCCTCTTCGCCGTTCTCCGTGGTGAGCCTGAGCCCTGGCGCATCCACATCCACGTACACGCTATCCCCCAGGTAGGCTTTCATCCGCGTCCCCTCCCTTCTCTCGTAACGGATACTTCGCCATCAACGTCAGGAGCGCCGGCTTCACGATCTCGAAATTCTCCGTATCGGCGAACCCGCAGCAGTCAAGAAACGACCGGAGAAATGCGCCGGGGTTCTCGGCCAGCTTCTCGACGACGTAATAGTGCATCTGCGGATACTGTTGTAGGTTTGCCATTTCAGAGCTCCTCTCTCAGCATCATGATCACTTTCGCCAGGAACTTCCCGTAGGCGGCCCTGAATTCGTCCGACGACCCAGCTTCCACGGGGAACTCCGCAGGGCAGGCATAGAAGGTTCTGCCCGTCTCTGTCACCACGGCGCGCCAGTCGCTCTTGACTCCGGCGACGCTCTTCTGAATCTTCCCGCACATAAGGCAGGTCATCACCTCCCCCATGAACGTAAATGTTCCGCTAAGCTTACGCAGGTTGCCGTTGCCGCCCATCATCACCCCCTTCATCCTCGTCGCACCGGCACGAGTTACCGGGTGATGACAGGGCCTTTACAAAACAAGAAGGACTTTCCATCATAGAGACATTCCCCCTTACTGCCCAGGCCCATGACTTTCGTGCGGTGAATGGATACCGTCTTGCGCAACTCGATGTCGAGCAAGCCCAGATCCTCCCCTTCGCCCGCATAGAGGAGGCGCCGCGCGCCCCCTCTGAATTTCACTTCCCATTGTTGCAATCAGATAATCGCCATAAATACCTCTCTTAGCGTTGTGTGAGCTTCGGCTCTGGAATAACCGTCACTCCGGGGACCTTGAGCTGCATTCCCTGAAGCCGCGCTTCAGCCCGAAGCCGGGGGTAGCTATCCGGGTCATACATCTTGTCATTCTGCGGCAGCAACCATGCAGCCGGAATCTCATGGGGGTTATCAATCCGAAGCGTATAGTGCGTCGTCCGGCCCTGTCCTGAAATCTTGGGCGTTTGTGCCTGTGCCACGGCAGGCGCGACCATACGAGGAGGCAGAGGCGGGGGGGGCGGTGGCGCCTCGATAACAACTGGCGCCGCTTTCTGCTCTTCCAACTCTTTAACCACGTCATTGATGAAGCCAAACGGCATATCCAGGGTCTTTGCCGTTTCAATGGCTTCCGCAAGCTCTCTTTCCTGCTTCTCCTTCTCTTCTTCCATAAGCTTTTCCCGCAGCCGCATTTCCAGGGCTCGGACTTCCGGTGCCGTAACCTCATCGAGTGGATGGCTTAAGAGGGCCTGACAGGATTCAAGCTTCTCTCCGTGTTCACAGAGTTGGTTAATCCAGTGCCGCGCGGCCTCCGTGCGTACTGCCTGCTCCTGCCGTAGCGTTTCCAGCCGCTCCGCTTCTTGCTTCCTGGCTCGCTGCTCATCATCCCAGGTGAGGATGGCCCTTTCGAGTAGGCTTCGCGCTGCTTCAATGCGTCCTGAAACTTCGGACCGCCCCTGTGTCGTTGCCTTGTGCAGCTTATCGAGCAGGGCAGAGAGCGGCGCGTACAGATCATCTACCGATTTCGTCCCAATCGTCGTCTCTGCCGCAACGGCTACCCTTTGCCCTGCCTCATCCATGATGCCCATCGTCACCCGCACCCGCAGCCTGCCCGGCTCAGTGGGATCGCCCTTCGTCGTAATGAGCCCCCGGAGAGCCTTCCGGTGTTCGGATGCCTTGGTGTAGCTTTGCCCGTCCGTGATGGTCTGGTAATCAATGGCCTGTTCAATGGCCGTGTCAATCGTTTCATGGAGCGCTGTCCCGACGGATTCAGTAATGGCGTTGGCGAGCTCGGCCAGCGCACCACTGGTGATCACAATGGGCTGAGGCCCAACCGGAGCAACGACCACGGCCGGCAAGGTTTCAACCTTCTCTGTCCTGTTTTTTTCTTTCACGGTTTTTGCCACTGGTGTTTCCCCCTGTATGGTCGCGGCGGGCGTCGTCTGCCGCTCGCGCTGTTCTAGCTTCTGATGAACCAAGCTGATAGCTTTGTCAGCTATCGATCGGTTCATGTGCATGGGCAATCCGTCCGCATTGATGAAGCCAAAGGCCCTGAGATCATCATCCGAGAGCCGGGAGAGCAAGGCCATTTGGACGCTTCCCCAGTACCTGCTCAAACCTTCTTTCTGCACGCTGAGTCCTCCTTTCTAAGGTAAAGTCTTGACCAAGGACTCTGTCTCGAGTACACATTCCGCCATTCTTAAAAGTAGCTCGTGATGCAGCTCAACCTCGTTCATTCGAATGAGATCTGGATGTTGCTGCCTCCACTCAAAAGCTTTCATCGGGCCGGCTCGCGTTCGCAGTGCCTCGACGATTTTTCGTAGCCGTGCTTGAGCTTCCATACCCCTCCTTTCATTCTCCGTAGGCGTTCCGGTTCCAGACCGCGATATTAAGGCTCTGCCGGAAGATAGCGAAGTCCATAGGGTCAACGTAGGGAATCAGTTTGTAGGTTCCGTTGACGAAGAGCTGCGCGACCCATCGGTGGTATTTGAAGGGTCGTACCCGCGGAGGGCCAAGGTTGGCCACCGTCGCCATCTCCTGCCCGGCCAGTTGCACGCCCCAATAAGCCTCTTTCAATTGTGGAGTTTTCAGTTCAATCAGCGCAGGCTCTCCGCGCCGCAGACCTTCACGATCGATTGTCGTCGCAAAGAGGGTGATTTCGAGCTTGGCAAAGAAGCTGTGCTCAACCAGGTGAATGATGATCTCCTGCTCCTCTTTACAGCGTTCCCAGGCATGACAGAAACCGCGTACTTCATGGCTGACGGCATCATAGGGTTCAATCCACTCCCGGGGCGCCGTATCCCAGGTTTTCCCGTTGCAGTCGAGGATGGCGCAAGCCTGATGAACCGCCGAGCCAATCTTTCGCCTCCTATCCCAACTGCGCTCGTTCCCGCTCCATCGCCGCACTCGCGTTGCGGAAAGTGCCTCGGTAAGGCTGACCACACGAATGCCGTCCTGATAGTATCCCCCCTCTGGCCTTGCCATATTCTCCCCCTCTGTTCTGCTGTTTCAGTGTACTGGTGAGGCGGCCCGTCCGACCGCCTCATCAGCCCAATCTATACAACCGGAGTAAAGCCTGCCTTTTCCGGGCCTTCCTTGAGCTTGATGAGCAAGCCTTTGAAATCCGCGTTGCGGATTTTCGTTACGGAATCAATGCCATATTCTTTCTGAAGCCACAGATGAAGGGGGTCGTCCGGAACAGACTTCCCGGAGGCGGCCCACTTCCTCTTTCGTGCAAGTTGCCAGACCAGACCTTTTTCGGAGTCATCAATGAGCCCCGAAGTCTTGCCGTTGCCCGGCGAGGCCACAGCTTCGGGCGCCGTCGCGGCCAGCGGTGCTTGATTCGTGCTGGAGGCAGGAGCGTTGACGGGAGGTTTATCCTTGGGCGGAGCCTCAGACTTCCCGATATATTCTGCCCAGGTTGAGTTACCATCCTCGATGCTCTTATAGATTCCGCGAAGCTTCTTGATTTCAGCCGGAGACGCGGAGGCCAGCCCATGTTTGAGGTAAGCCTCCAATTCAGCTACCGGAACCCCAATCGCATCAAAGGCCGCAATAATCCGCTTCTTCTCTGCGTCCGGATCCTTCCGGGCTTCCGTCGAGAGCGTCTTTTCGACTTCCGCCATGGCATCATCAATGAAGTCGCTTGGAATGAGCTGCAGGAGCGCATTGCGGACCAGGAAGGCTCCCCGGCGTGCCGTGGCCTCCCGAAGTCCGCGCTCATTGAGAGGCTTGTATCCGTCGCGCCGGGTGTAGCCAACCTTCGTGAAGGTGTCTTGCCCGGAGACTCGAGTGTTGGTTTCCAGATCATAGCCCCAACCCTCGATGGTGCGGATGTCTTCCCCGTCCGCGATCACGACGAGGCCCCACCGCATGTTGCCCCAAACTCGGGCGGCCTCCCGTGCCAGCTTGACGCTGGGCCCGGTGATGTCCACGTTTTTGCCCTCATCAGAATCGAACCGTGGAAAGGAGTACATCGCATCCTCGGCAAAATTCGTCCTCTGGCAGGCGTGCATGATCTTCTGGTAGGCCGCCTGCTCATTGCGCGGGAACTTCCGCGCCACGATGATAGCGCTCTGGATATCAGCTCGGGCTTCTTCCGCCAGCCGCTCCGGAGCGATCTCTTCTGATGCGCTCACTTGCCGTCCGAGCGCGTCATCCTTCTGTTTCTTCGCTGCCATTGTCTCCCCCTGCCCCCGGATGCTTTACGGCGCTGTCACCCCTTTCAGAGTTCAGCCGCCCTCCGGGTTACTTTTTGTGTCGCTTTAGGAATTCATCAACTGCTCTGCGAACCATGTCCGAGACGTTCCGATCATCAGCCTTGGCCATCACCGTCAGTTGCTCGACCATGAACTGCGGAAGGCGCACGTAAAACGTAGCCATTTTCTCTTTGTACTTCGTGGGTCGTCCTGCCATGAAAGCCTCCTGTGCATATTTATGCACATTAGGACATAGATGTCAACACATATTTCCCTTGCGCAGAGATGACATTCTCTGCTATGAATGCCTTGCACTTGGTCTGTGTGTTTCCCCCTTTGGCGGTCACTCGGGCCCGTCCCCTGAGTGGCCGCCCTCCTCTTTAATCCCGAATCTTTCGCTTGCCGAATTCTCCGGCCGGCGCGGGAGCACCTGACGGAGGGCGCTTCTGAATTTCAATCGGCTGCCGTGGCTTCACGGGATCGATCGTGACGAAGCGTGGTGCCTTCTGGTCTGCAATCTTCTTTTGGACAAGAAGGATATGCCCGCACTTGCCAAGCCGCTTGTAAAGCATGCAGGTGCAAGAGAAACTTCCAGTGTTGGCCAGAAAGACGCTTTGACTGCCTACAATGAATTGCTGCATTTGACTTGCTCCTGATAAAAGCCTGTCCTCCCGGGTGGGGGGGAATGGGGCCGGTCGCAGGGCCGGCCCAGGGGGAAAAGATCAATCATCGCTTCTCAGCTTGCGAATACCCGCCGTCATGGTGTTCAGCATCTCGGATGCCTGCTTAATGACCAGCCCGGTGCGCTCCTTCAGCGTCTCACTCTCACGCAACTGCTCAGGCGTGATCCCCTGCATGAGGTCTTTCAGTTTCCCCGAAGCACTGGCCAGATCAGCATCATCCGTGATGTTGCGAAATTCAAAGGTGGTGAGGAATTCCCGCAGACGGTTGACGGAGCTATCCGTCAATCGCTTGGTCTTGCCGTCTGGTCCCGGCACGAGTGAATCCTTCAGCCGTTCCACCAGGTCAGCCATCCCGACCCGCAGCATGGTGCGCCACTCCTCATAGCTGTCCTGCATCTTCTGCTGGATCTTGTCGCGCTCTTTCTGAAACAGGTCATTGCTCAACTCTTTCAGGCTGGAGGGAGTTGAGAGCGTAACGTAATTCCAGGTCATGCGAAAGCGTGCGCGAACCTGTTCCTGTGTCGGATAATCCGCCTTATTAAACAGCACGCCCAGGGGCTCCCGGGCGGTTTCCAGAAGCTCAGGATATTTCTCCGTGAAGGCATCCGCCAGCAGCTCTCGGCGCCGGCTCAAATCCTGAAGCGCATCTTCAACCTGTCCGATGAGCCCGATGGGCAAAACATGCAGGCCCTTCTCATAGGGCAGGCACTTCGAATCAATGTAGGAGAGAGCATCGGTATCTAACCGGCTGATGGACTTCAGTTCCTCGCTGTCCAGCAGCCGCTTGGTGACAATGATCCGCCGCTTGTCGGCGTCTACCTCAACGCGTGAAGAAGCCACGTGCCGAGTATTCCCGAACGCCTCAAAGTGAATGCTGAGAAACACGGCTTGCTCCGTGATGCTCCGCACCCCCCGAGGCCGTTCAAGTGTTGTCGATGGCATGGGATGTTTCCCCCTCTGCGGAGTCAGTGCCCCGCCTTCAGCACGTCTTGCTCATGATCGTGAGCATGATCGTGGCCGTGATGCTTGGCTCGCTTCATCGCCGCGGGGTCCGTCCGTTCTTCCCGCGTCGTATTGCCGCCTGCCAGAACTGACATCGCCTTGATGAACCGCTCGCAGTTGTCATGGTTGGCGACGCTAATTGGGTCCGCGATCGTCTTGATCGTCCCGTCAGTCAGGATTTCGATTCGAAGTTCGTCCATGTTCTTTGGCTCCTCTCAGCACGAGTTGGTATTTACTCGGCGGCGGCACTTGCTTTAAGGATTGAGCACTTTCGTTAAGGGAAATGCGTTCGCTGCCTGTTGACCGGAGGCGAAGCCGTATTCATCCCACCGCCACCATTCCGGCTTATGCGCCCGAATCGAAACGCCGATCCGCTCTGTAAACCGCATAGTGAAGCCATATTTGAAACTGTCGTACCACGCGTTCATTCCAGACCGGGGGTTCCTCTGCTGCCAGTTCGCATACGCATCACGGCGGCTCACCCTCATTTGTTCAATTCTAAACTGCCTCACTGCTCGGTATGACAATCCCGCCCTTGTAAGAACAGCTTCAAATTCTTCCTCGAAGGTGCGGGCTATCGGCTTGCCCTTCTCAACCTCCGCAAGCGAAAGCCCCCATCTCAACAGAAGCCGGTCGAATATCTTCCGAGCCAGCGCCGCTTCCTTCGGATTCCCTGTGGCTCTTGCTTCTGGATGAAAATGGGCGCGTAGTTTGCGAAGCCGTTTAATCTTTGAGGCAGTGTCCATCGATTCATCGGAGCGCGCTTGCGTCATCCGCCGGCCTGCTTTGACATCCTCTTCTGTGAGCGGGTGAGCCATCAAGCCCTCCGTTTTACGGTCGCCACCGGATTGCCAGCAGCGTTGGTACTCCAATCGAGTTTCCAGCCGAAGCGCTTGGCCTGGGAGTTGACGACTTCCTTCGAGTAGGCCACCTTCATCTGGCCTTCGGTTCCGTCTTCCGCGTTTTGGATGACCATCTGGCAACTTTCGGTATTGAAGTATCCCGAGATTGCTTCCTTTCCAAAACGGATGACGTTTTCGGTTTGGTGCGCACGATACCCGGCCTGCCTCAAAGAGTCCAGAAGGATCATGGGACTCGTCGTGCTGACCCAGGCCATCTCCGCAGTGATTATGCTATCGCAAGGCATGTCGATGCCCTCCTTTCATTGATCCCGCACGGGCTTGCCGCCGTGCTGCGGGTTACGTCCCGCCAGTCCGTTATATTGGACTGGCGGGATGGCTCACCGTTGCCCCCTTTCTAAACATCCGGCTCAATCGGTTCATCCACGTCCGCCTGGGTGTAGCCTGTCAAGATTTCCGGGCGGTACCGCGAAAGCTCTGCCTTCTCGCAATCCGGGTAGGTGTAACATAGAAAAATGCCCTGTGCGTCGAACTGCTCCTCGCGCCGCTTGCCGCTACCGCAAGGACACTCTCTCATGGCCGTCTCCTTTCTTCATGAGGGCGCGCGCAACTTCCGGGGCGGGCGTGCGCTTGCCCAAGCTCCAGAGGTGTTCCCATATCGTACAGTACAGCGATGCACGATCAAGCTGCGCCCGATAGATATCCTCAAGCGCTGCATGATTTGCCATCATCTTCCCGGCCGTGTAATCATCACAGCCGAAGAAAGCACATCCAAACGGCGCCACGAGATGAATTGCGCAGCTCCCCTCATCCGTGAAGTGAATGCAGGCGCCGCTCTCCTGCCGAGCAGGAACCAGCGTGTGAATCCGAAAAGGTTTCCCGCCCTGCAATACCAGCGCGCCCGGCGAAGCCAGGAGGTTTGACTCCGCCCAGGTGCGCGGATCGCAAACGTGGATGAGCCCGCCACACTCACACGCGCCGTCACATGCTGTCGTATCCCGCATCACACGATGGCAACGATTGCATTCGAGCGGAATCATCCGGCCCAGGTCTGCCGGGACCAGATACCCCGGCATGAACTCACAGAAACGCGCGCAGGACGGACACGCGCAAGACGTCCGAGCAACCCCGTACTCTGTTCGGTTCATGCTTTCCCCCCTTTCTTCTGGAAGGTAATTGAGCCTTCGTCAACCTGTAGGCGGCGTTTTCCGCCCCCGCTTGATTCAGCCTGCTCTTCCCAGCGATAGACTCCCGGCTGCGAGGCCGAGACGTATTTTCCCGTCGCGAGCTGCCGGAGTGAACGAACCTTATCTGCCGCCGCTCGGCAGACCGGCACGATGAACTTCGCTGCTTCCCGCAACGGTACTTGGAGCTGGTCGGCGAGCTTCGAGCACTCCTTGATTTCCCGGCCCGTCCAACCGTCATCGGCTGGAATCGGATCGTCTGTCGAGAGCGAATACTTCTTGCCGTAGAATTTCCAGCAGGCTTCCCGCTCATCCGCTCCCATCAGGTCAAAGAAGAACGTCCCGAGCGTGAACCGGCTCAGGATTTCAGGAGGCATCTGCCCGATGGCGTTGCAGGTGCTGATGACCAGCGTGTTCCCCTGGGAGATGGCATCAACGGTTTTCAGCGCGGTGCGAAGCCGCTCTTCCGTCGAGCCGATGATGCCGGACTGCATCCCGGCCAGGTCGAACATGATGGTGGGGATTCCCGCCACGCTGCCGGCCCACTTGGCGAGCAGCGTCTTGCCCCCGCCCGGAACGCCGATGCAAAGGATGCCGTCCGATTCCCGCTCCGTCGTCCAACTCAGCCACGTTCCGGTCATTCCCGTCTTCACGCCGGAGAGGTCTGTCCCGGTCCCGGCGAACGCCTTCTCGATCTCGTCGATGAAGAGGATGCAGCGGTACTTTTTCCGTCCCGCCAGCACCTGCTTGAGAAAGGCGCGAACGTTCTCCAAGCCGACCGGCTCAGGAGTCGAGCCCCGTGAAACCGTCATCCCGGCCTGCTGCTCGATCTGCTGGCGCTTGCGTTCCCACAAGCCCTCCACGTCGATGCCGCGCTTCGAGGCGGACATCGCCATCGCCTGCTCTGCCGGGAAGGCAGCCAAGCCCGCAACCGCGTCGATCGCGGCCGCTTCTTGCTCTGCCGTCAAGGGCTCGCAGCCCGCCGCCTGCACGATATTCCGCAGAATGACGAGCAGCTCTTCCGAGGTCGGCAACGGCTCATCAATGACCAGCACATCCTCGGACAGCTCCGGCGGAAGAACCGCCCCCGCCGTCGTCGTCATGACCAGCATCTGTCCGTTAACCTTGAACGGCTCGCGCAGGTTCCAGATACCTTGCCTCACCCCTTCGTTCGACCAGAACAGATGTGCGTTCACCATGACGATGATTGCATCCCCCTCGCGAATCTTGGGCAGCAGCATGAGAAAGTCCGTGGGTCGAGTGGAGACTTCCAGTGGATCTCCCCCGCCCATGATGTTCGCGGCAACCTCGCTTCCCGGCCGCGTCATTCCCTGGAGTCCGCGCATCAAATCCCAAATCAGGATGGGCGTCTGATCAGTCTTGCCGTTCAGAGAGTCTTTGATTTCATTGATGGCCGACCACGGGTCAGCCGTTCGCACCGCGACGAGCGGAGTCGCCGCCTTGCGAGCCGCCCGGAATTGCTGTTTGAATTCCATGGTAGTTCCCCCCCCCCCTCAAGTTGAAGTCTGCGCTCTCGCCAGCCCGTCCGGGCCTGAGCACCTTTCCTGTTTGCCGTGGATTCCGCCACGGCGCGGCGTGCTAGGAGTATTGCTTGCCCCTCGGGAAGCCGCAGATGGTGCAGAATCGCGCGCCGATACAGCGATGTACCGGAGGCGGCGCCGGCCGGGTGGCCTTCACCGCCTGCTCGCGGTCCACGGTGCGCGAGGCCATCTTGACGACCCGCACCATGAAGAAGATCATGAGCACAACAGCCAAGATGAAGATGCTTGCGCTTGCCAGAAAGTTGATGACGTCCATTGGAGTTCCCCCTTTTTGATTTTCTGCCCTTGCCAGCGCCGAGCGCCTGGGTAGCTTTCCTGTTTGCCGGAGATTCGCTCCGGCAGGGGCTTACGCGAAGGCTTGCTCGTTTTCTGCCAGTCGCAACTTCACCATCTCTGTGGAAAGCGCACCTTCCAGAATGACGAGTGTGTTGGGGTCCGGCCCGATGGGGTTGAACCAAACCATTCCTTCCGATGTCCCGAGATACTGTGCGCCAGCCAGCACCACGATTCGCTCATGATCAGCGTTGAACATTGTCGTTTCCCCCTTTTCATTTTGAAGCTTCAGCCGTCCGTCCGCATCGCCTTGGTCTTGTCTTTTTCGGAGTTCCGCCGGCCTTTCCCTGCCGTGCGAATATGATTCGCCAGGACCACCCGCACGTAGTTGGTCACCTCGCGCTGGTCGGCCCTGGCCAGCTCCTCGAGTTGTTTCTTCATTGCCTCCGGTATCCGTAGCGGCCAGACCACCATCGCACCACCTTCGTAAATCGTTTTCCTTGCCATGATTCACCTCGCGTCTGGAGATTTCGTGCGGGAGCGTTTCGTCCTCCCGCTGGCAGCGACTCTGGTGTCGCTTATCGGATTATCAAGTGGATGCCGATTCCGATGATTTGCAAATAGAGCGCCGCTGCCAAAATGTTTCGAATCCACTCCATCTCTTTATCCCCCACTTACACGTCAATGGTAATACATAACGAAAAGGAAAGCCATAGTACGAACGTACTATTCGCACAACTATATTTGACGTGGAATCAAACACTTAGGGGTAATTTGAGGATTTTGGCGGATTCTGATGAGTTGATGCGCCGGAAGGAACGCCCGTGGCGACCGTTCCTCAAAACGAGTCTTTCACGGATTCGGAAGCGTTGCGCAAGCCTCGTTCGAGTGGTCGCTCACGGTGATTCCATCGGAGCCGATAGAGACAACCGCATAGCACCATTTCTCGCCCGCAAGTACAGCCCCGTCATTGAATCCCAACTCCTTAATGATCGTACCGTTTGCTAGCAGGTATGGGCCACCGGAAGTTTTGCTTCGATATATCTTATACCCGACCACTCCCGGCGAGGGCGAAGCCGTCCAGTGTAGCTCCACCCAGTGATTGACGGCGAGCGTCAATTGAACCTTCACCTTTTGCTGCTGCGCCTGCATCAAGACGGCCCAGTACAGCAGCGCCGCGCCGAGGAATTTCAGGTTCATTTCGAGGCTACCACATTGCTCGTCTTGATCTGGAGGCTGGCGCTCACGGTTCCTGAATCCGTCGCGGTGACTGAAAAAGTGAACGCGCCAGCCGTGGTGAGCGTTCCAGAAAGCAGCCCGGTGGTCGAAAGCGTGAGCCCCCCGGGAAGGGTCGAACCCGAGGCCACAGACCAGGTGATCGGAGGGGTCCCCCCTGTGGACGTGAGTTGGATGCTGTACGGTTGGCCGATGTATCCGAGGGGCAGGGTGGGATTGGTCGCAATGGCCAGGGCAGCCACGACGGTCAAGCTCATCTGCTTCGTCGCTTTTTGCTGCTGCGCCATCGCGCAGGGTGCAACCATGAACGAGGCAAGGACCAGAAACACGAGGGTGGCAAGAGTCTTTTTCATTTGATTCTCCTTCATCATGGGATTGAGAGCAGGGCCGCGGAAGCGTTTGGGCACTCCCGCGACCAGCACATTATTTGGGCTTGCTGTCGTTAGCCAGCCCTCACCAACAGTGAGAGAATATAGAACATAAGCCCGGCTGAGACGATCTTGACCCTCCACGCCTCAAACGGCACCGGCCAAGCGAAGGCCCCAAAAGCGAAAAGAACGAACGCGAGAACCAGACAGATTAAACTCCAGGGTGCGTTCATGCGTGAATCCTCCATGCAGGAATTTGCCTCCGTCTCTCCGGAGCGTCGCGGCTGAATCTCGCGTGCCGTTTCGCGCCAGTTGGGAACTTACACTGCGGAAGTGTTGGCAACGACGGCAGCGCCGAGGGCGTCCGCCGAAGTCTTCAACTGCGCAGCCAGGGCAAGGACTGCCGGGGCATCGCCGGCCGCCGCAGCAATCTGAACTGCCAATCCTTGAATCAGTTGCACGGCAGAGGCTTCCGCGTCCGTGTTGGCCTGTACTTGCGTGGTCAGTTGAGCAATCGCATCATCTAATGGGGGCATAAGTGGTTTCCTCCTTTCCGGCAAAATCCCCGGCGCCCTTCAGGCGTCAGGGTTTCGGCAAAGGGATTATGGCTGCTTCCAATTTTTGCTCGGACGATTTCAGCTTTGCTGTCAAAGCATCAATGCGCCGAACCTGCTCAACTTCGCCGAGCGCAGCAATCTTTATGAGAGACGCGCCGATCTGATCAAGCCTATGCAGCAGCCGATCCCATTGTTCTGGTGAAATCGTGATGGTTAGATTAAGGTTCATGTTCTCCAAATCCGCATCATTCTTGACGTCAGAATTGTGAACCAATGCTATCCCGTTCGGATGCCTTGCGCAAGCATTAGAAAACCATCCCGTGCCTACTCGCGCAGCGAATCATCTAAGGACGAACGCGATGGTGGCCCCGATGCCGGCGCCCACTCCGTACAGGAACCAACGGATCTTTCCCTTGCGCGCGTCTGCCTTCACTTGATCCAGGTCGGCTTTCAAGGTGTTCTTGTCTGCCGTGCAGGCAGCCTTGTCGGAAAAATGGGCAGCCTGTTCTTTGCCGAGCGCCGCTCCGTCGTTTGAGATCACCTGCGCGTCCTTGTCGAGTGACGCTTGCAGATCTCGCTTATCCTGTTGAAGCACCGGTACCAGCTCGAGAGCGATCACGCTCTTCTGTGCCAAAGGAAGCGGCACCAGGGCGTTGCCCGATGTGTCCACCACGGGAGCCGGTTCACTGGCTGCCTTGCCCCACTCGATGGCCAGGGCGGGTGGCGCGAGGGTCGGAACCGCCGCAGCGTGCGTCTGGAACGTGGCATCGCGCTTCGCGACGGCGGAAGCCAGCGATGAAACCTCACCTTGCAGGGCGGCGTTCTGGCGGGCAAACTGCGCTTGCTGGTCGGCGTTCGTCTTCTGAAGCGCGGCGTTGTCTTTGTCCTTCTGAGCCGACAATGCCTGGGCCAGGGCGGCCCGGGCATCTGCCCGATCCGCGGCCTTACTGTCCCAGAGATAAATTGCACCCAACAGCGTGGCCGCCAAACAGGCGATCAGCACAAGATGCGAAGCGCCAAACGCCCAGGCTGCCTTAACCTTTTTCTCGACAACCTGCAGCTCGTTGGTAGGCCCGGTGGCGGGGGGGGTCGAAGGAAAACTTCCCGTGGTGCTCATGGCTTGCCTCAAACCGTCAATTCATTCGTGATCGAGATCGCCACATCCTGCGGCGGTCTGACTTGGTCATACTCTAGCACAAAGCCGTCCGCATTCACAATGCGCCGCTCCAAGCCCAAGACCAGCTCAATCTTTCGCGTCAGAGCATCGAGCGCCAAGCGCGAACTGCCGATGAAATCCATGTGAGCCGGGTGTACTTGACCGACCAGCACGCATCCCTCCGTGTCCGTGTCCCGATTGCCAGAGTGGATGCGCACGCCGGTGAAGTCTGGCACGTTCAGGATGTGCAACATCATGCGTTGGAACTTCGCGGAGAAGTCGATCACGACCGGAAAGATTCCGCTGGGAATCGCCGTCACGCCAGGGATTTTCCACGTCTCTACCGGCTGGGCCATTACCTCACGTACCTTGTCTTCCAGCGAGAAACATTCCCAACTCGCATCAATGAAAAGATTGCCGATCGTGGCCTTATCATCGGAGCTCTTCTCATACCGCTTGATCTCGATCAGCATGGCAATTTCCCCTATTGCTGGATTTCATGGTGGACGAGCACGTTCATTGTGCGGGTGGCTGGCCGCTCTGGTCGGGCCGTTGCCCGCTGTCCGTCATCTTAGCGGCCTGCACGTCGTCCTTGATCGAGTGGCCCAGGACGTATCCCATGAACAGGCCGAAAAACGTCAGGTAAGTCGCATCCAATCGCTTCTCCCATTGGAGAATGTTTCCAGTGATGAAGAAGCAGATCAGGAAGGCCGTGGTCTTGCCTTGCAGAATGGTAACCATGGAATCAGTGAATTTATTCAGCCACATAAATCATCGCCTCACTGCACCATTGAGATGCGTTTCTTCTCCCGGTCAGATGCCATCATGGTGAGGATCTGGTTCACCTTGTTGTCCAAGCTCAGTAACCGATCATTCGTTTCCTTCTCGTGCATTTCGAGGGAGACACGGACGGCCTGAAATTCTTTTTCGCTGACCTGACCCTCGGCGGAATGAGCCAGGAGATCAAGGCGTTTCACGTCTTGTGCCATCTCGAACAGGGAGTGATTGCTCGCGACCATTGCGGACTGGGTTGTCGCGATGGCTTCCGTCGTGTTTTCCAGCTTCGTCAAGCGAGCATTCGTAAACTCTAAAGTTGCCAAAGACCTCGCAGTTTGCTGCGCGATGGATGAACCGTTCTGTTCGAGCGAGTCTAGCCGCTGCGTGTTGATTTCGGCCTGCCTCTGAGTTCCCCCGGAACCTTGGAACGCTGCTGCAAGTTTCTCAACCCGCACATCGACGGATCTTAAGAGTTGAGTCAAGTCCGCTATGGCCGTTTCATTCGAGGTCGTCCTGTGCTCAACCGCAATACGATCCCAGAACATGGAAGCGAAGATGCCGAGGCCGAACATCAACAGCCCCATGCCAAGCGTCCACAGTCTTCCATTCAACCGGCTCGTTGTCTTTCCAGGTACAGAATGGTCCGCCATGTAGTGCTCCGATCTCAAAACGAAGGATGCTGTGCTCATTCTATCCTCGAAACAGTGGATTTTAGCATGTCAACCGCTTCGTATGATAAGTGAGGCGCGCCGCGCCACGCCCTAAATTCCAGTTGCGGGGACCACCCCCGTCGCAACACCCTTTGGAGCCTCCGGGAGGCCCGATTTCGGCGACGTGGGGGCCCCAGCACGCTCCATAACGAGCAACCGATCGCGCAGCCGGTCCTCGGCAAACTTCAGATTTTGGGTGATTCGCCCACGCTCACTCTCCGGAGCAATCCCTTTCAAAAGTGTTCGGCACGTCTCCGCCGATAATTGATGGAGTCCTGACCAGTAGGCGTTGATGGAGAACTCGTCCAGCGCTCGCCACTGGTAAACATTTTCATCCACGAACAGCCGGTCATCCGGCTGCTTGATCTGGATGGCCTGCTGCGAGAACAGCAGCGCCGCGTGGTGCATCCCGCCCACGCGACAGAAGCGGGCTGCCTGCACCAGCGGTTCCGCCCGGGTCGGCCGCCGCTCGTAGCAGGAGAGGTAAGACATGAGCACCGCCTCGACGGGATGATGCAGCAACTCGCGGAGAATCGCCGCCTCGTATTGCGCCCACCAAGTTTCTTCTTCCCACCCCGGCATCTGCATCCGCGCTTCATAGTCATGCAGTGCCTCTTCGCGCCGACCCAGGTCCTTGTAGGTCTGCGCCAGGTAGAACCGAGAGCGCCCGTCTTGCGGTGAGATGAGCACAGCTTCCGTCAGGATGGCCAGATCTCTCTCAAGCTTGGCGCGGCATTGCTCGGGTGTCTTGGTTCCCCGTTGGCGATAGATGCCCTGCAACCGCTCAGTCCGCCGCGCCGCGTCACAGCAGAGGCATTCGTGGGTCTTCCCCACCCAGCGCCACGGCAGGCTGGCACGCACGATGCACGGCCTCCAAAATCGTAGGTTCTGATCATGCTCCTCGATCTCGTAGCAGTCGGCTCCTGAACCGCGCGTGAACACCGGCTGCGGATCGGCGCTGACCAGCACGTCATCGGCGTCCATGAAGAGGATGTAATCGTCCGGCCCGGCGAAGGCTTTCGCGTGTGCAAGCGCCTCATTTCTGTTCGTCTCGAAATCTTGCCACGGCTCTTCGTAAAGTGCACCGGGCAGATCCGCCAGCAATTTTGCAACGAGCGCCGGGGTTCCATCCGTCGAGCCTGTGTCACAGATGACCCAGCCGTCGATGAGTGGACGGACGGACTCCAGGCAGCGGGCGATCCGCGGAGCTTCATTTTTCACGATCATGTTCAAGCAAATTCCCATATCACTCTCCTAAGAAATTCTCCGAAACCAGTCAATCACACCGGTCAGGTTGTAAGTGGCGCCCTGTCCGGCCGCGAACAGGCCCACGCTGGTGATGGCCCCTGGGTAAGTGGCGACCGCCTCAGTGGACGGATAGGTATACCAGGTTACTCCGTCGAATGAATATTTGAAGGTCAACGTGCCCGACGCCAGGGTCATCGAAAGATAAACAAATGGGCACTCATTGTAAGGCAGCGCCGGAAACACAGCCGGAAAGCTTGCACCAACCTGGCTGGCATCGGTGGTGAACGATGACCAACAATCTCCTCGAAAAGTATGTACCACAGTTGAAGCGCCGTGCAAAAAGTTGAACGTGACCAGATGCCCGTTGCCGCTGTTGTAGACCATCAATCCCACAAAATAGTAAAGTCCCGCTCCCCCCAGCATAGGAGAACATCTTACTTTCGCCTGATATTCCCATGCCGCGCCCGCCTGTGCCTGGCCAATGACCGAGGGTGCCCAATTCGGAGTGACCACATTATTGAAGAGTTTCAGATATCCGTTTACCAGTGTGGCCGTAGCCCCCGCGGGCTGGTTCAGCCAGGCCCAAGCTGTCGCACCAGCAAATCTTGTTCCCGCCGTATCAAGCGCCGCCCCGTCAAATTCGTCGTTGGCAGCGTTCTCGACGGCGGGATAGGTGTCTGGGCAAACGAAGCCTCCAGCCGTACCCGCTGCACCCGTTGCTCCGGT